TGCGCCGCCAGACCACGGCGTACATCGCGCCGCGAACCGATCCGCTTTCCCCTCCTAAGGTGACCCATGGGACGTGAAGCTCGACAGGACGACGAACTCGCGCGCAGGCGCCGCGCGCTGATCACGGCCCAGATGAACGGCGCGCCGATGATCGCGCCCAAGCAGATCCAGACGAAGTGGTCGCCGCTCGAGTTCGCGCAGCGCGTGGCCTGCTCGATCCAGCAGGGCCAGCAGATCCCCATCGGCCAGACGCCCGAGGGCCAGGTGATCCAGATCCCGCTGCCCAACCTCTTCGACATGCACGTCGAGATGGTGAAGGCGCTGCCCGAGCCGCTCACCGAGGACAGCGTCGATCAACTGGCGTGGCTCGAGTGCATCGCACGGTTCCAGCGCGAGACCGCGCCCATCGTGGAGCGGTTCGCGCGCCGGCACGGGTGGAAGCCCGAGGCCGAGAAGGCCGCGGATCCTCAGGTCAACGAGGAGGACAAGTTCCTCGAGCCGCCGGACGCGCCGTGATGCACGTCTACACCGGCTGGGGCGAGTTCGTGATCTCCTGGTGGTGGCTCGCGCTCCCGCTCTCGCTGCCGGTGGCCTTCTGGCTGTGGGACTGGTGGCAGCGCCGGCAGACCGTGGCCGCTCGCCAGCGAGCGGCGTTGCGCGCGAGGCAGGAGGCCGACTGCTTCTTCGAGTTGCTGCGCGCGTCGGGTATCACGCACGTCGATCTCGGCATGCGGCCGTTCCACGGCCCGCTCGTCCAGGCCGACGAGTTGTCGGAGGAGTGTCCGCGCTGCGGGCGCATCGTGATCGTTCGCACCGAGCTCGACGCGACGCTGATGATGATCGATCCAGAGCCGACGCGGCGCCACGTCGCCACGCTGTCCAAGGGCCTCGCCGAGCTCAATCATCGACTGGCGCTCATGCCCTGCCCGCACGGCATGCCCTGAGACCCAGCGACGCGACCATCGACCACTGGGCGGCCAACCCCGCCGACTTCATCCTCGATGAGCTCGGCGTCGAGACCATCGACGCTTGGCAGTACGAGGGCATCGCGGCCTACGCAGCGCAGGACCAGCGGCGCGTGCGCGTCGCGCTCTCGGCCTGCGCTGGCCCGGGCAAGACCGCGCTGATCGGCTGGCTGGGCTGGCACTTCATGGCCTTCATGGGCGGGCCAGGTTGCTACCCGAAGGGCGCGCTGGTCAGCGAGACCGAGGCGCTGCTGTACAGCACGCTGTGGCCCGAGATGCACAAGTGGCGCTCGCGCAGCCCGTACCTCACCTCGCAGTTCGAGATGACGAACGACCGGCTGTTCCAGAAGGACCACAAGGAGGAGTGGTTCCTCGACGCGCGCACCTGGCCGCGCTCCGCCTCCGATGACGAGCAGGGGCGCACGCTCTCGGGCATCCACGGCCCCTACGTCTTCTTCGGCATCGATGAGTGCGGCGCGATCCCGCCAGCTGTCGCGCGTGCGGCCAACCAGGCGCTGGTGGACAGAGACCTCGTCCTCGGGCGCATCGTGATCGCCGGCAACCCGCTGACGCGCAAGGGCATGCTCTACGACGCGACGGTCACGCACGCCGAGCAGTGGACGACGATCCGCATCACGGGCGACCCGGACAACCCGCGCCGCTCGCCGCGCGTGGACATCAACGAGGCGCGCAACAACATCCGCGAGTTCGGGCGCGACAACCCGTGGGTCAAGGCCTACGTCTTCGGCGAGTTCCCCGACGCCGACTTCACCGCACTGCTCTCGCCAGAAGAGGTCGAGAAGGCGATGAAGCGAACCTGCCGCGAGCAGGAGTTCAGCTTCGCCGCGCGCATCATGGGCGTCGACGTGGCCTTCCAGGGCGACGACCGCACCGTGATCACGAAGCGGCAAGGCCGCTACGTCATGCCGCAGATCATCCTTCGCGGCATGGGCCCGGCGCAGGTGGCCGCGCGCGTCGCGCAGGAGTGGATCGCATGGGACGCCGACGCCTGCTTCGTGGACAACAGCGGCGGCTGGGGCGGCGGCGTCGTTGACCAGTTGGTGGGCGCGAAGTTCCGCCCGACGCCGATCAACTTCAGCGAGAGCGCGCTCGACCCGCGGTTCGCGAACATCAGGTCCGAGATGTGGTGGAAGATGGCCGACCACGTCAAGGCCGACCTGGTCCTGCCCTACGACAGCCGCACGCTGCCCTTCGAGCTCTCGGCGCCCAACTACTCCCTGCAGAAGGGGCGCTTCCTGCTCGAGCCGAAGGACCAGTTCAAGAAGCGCATCGGCACGGGCAAGCCGTCGCCCGACTGCGCCGACTCGCTGGCGCTCACCTACGCCCGCGAGGTCGCGCCGCGCGTGCGGCTCCGCGGGCCGGGCGCCGAGGGGCGCGGCGTGGTCAAGGTGAAGACGGCGTCGTGATCATCTGCCGGCGCGAGCCCGTGATGCCGGCGCTGCTGGACGAGCTCGAGCCGCTGCTGCGCGCGGTGTGCGACGAGGTCCACGGGCGCCCTCTCAACCTGAACCGGGACGAGTACCTGCGGATGGCCGCCGCCGGCCGGTACGCGCTGTGGGTGGCGCGCGAGGACGACGGTCGGCCTGTCGGCATGTGCGGGATGATCCTGGCCCACCACCAGCAACTGGGCGCGTTCTCGGCCTCGCAGGACACGCTCTACCTGCAGCCCGCCCACCGGCAGGGCGTGACCGGGATCCGCCTGCTGCAGCAGGTAGACCGTGAACTGCTGGAACTGGGCGCCGTGATCGTGTATCGGACGGCCCCATCAGGGACAGCCCTGGGCCGGCTCTACGAGCGCGCCGGCTACGCCGAGACCGAGGTCGTGTTCGAGCGGAGCCTGACCTGATGGGCAAGAACGTCCTGAAGGCCTACGCCATCGCGGCGCTGGCGCCACTCGCGGTCGATGCGTTCATGGTCTCGCCGCAGTCCTTCATCAAGACCAACGCCTCGACCACGAACCTGCTGAACGCGCGCACGGCCGCCGGCGCGGCCGGTGCGGCCATCGTGGCCCCCGAGGCGCTCGCGGGCGCTCCGGCTGTCGCGGCGCCTGGCGGGGCGGCGGCGGCCGGAACCGGCGGCAGCGTGTTCGAGAGCGGCGCAGCTGCCGCGGCGCCCAGTGCGACGGCCGCTCCCGCAGCCGGCTCGGCTTCGGGCGCGAGCGGCGCGCAACTCGCGGCCAACAACGCGGCCGCGCAGTCGCTGCCGACGGGCGCGGTCAACGCCGTGAAGACGGCGGCCACGGCCACGCCGGCCGGCCCGACCTTCGCCGAGCGCCTGCTGGGCTACAGCGCGCTGGGCGGCACAGCGATCAGCGGCTACTCGGCGCTGAAGGGCGGTCCCAAGCCGCCGACCGCGCCGAAGATCCCGGCCGCGCCCACCTACGCCGCTGACTCGGCGGCCGCCGCCGAGCGCCGCCGCAAGCAGGCCCTCGCCGCCTACGGCCCGCTGTCCACGATCAAGACCTCGCCGCTCGGCATCGCCGGCGGACCCAGCTACCTCGGCACCTGATGATCGCGCCGGCGCAGTCGCGCACGCCGTCGAAGACCGCGCGAGCCCTCGGGCTCTTGCGTAGCGACGAGCGCCTGCCCTACCGCGACCTGGTGATGACCAAGCGGCAGCGCATGCAGCACCTGTTGCAGGAGCTCTGGGCCGAGCGCAGCAGCTTCGATGAGCAGTACAAGGATCTGGTCGATTACGTCCTGCCCAAGCGCGGGCGCTTCTTCATCGCCGGCAACAACAAGGGCACGAAGGAGATGGAGGCGATCAACAACTCCATCGCCTCGATGTGCGTGCGTGACGTGCAGGCCGGGCTGCTCGCGGGCATGGCCTCGCCCAGCCGGCCGTGGTTCGTGCTGACGATCAGCGACCTCGAGCTCGCCGAGAACCACGACGTGAAGGTGTGGCTCGAGGGCGTGCGCCGCGACATCCTGCGCGTGCTGGCCGAGAGCAACTTCTACCCGTGCCTCGGGATGTTCTTCGGCGACGAGGCCGTCTTCGCGACGTCCTCGATGATGCTGATCCCCGACACCGAGGACGTGCTGCGCTGCTTCGTGTTCCCGGTGGGGAGCTACTGCATCGGCACGCTGGGCAGCGGGCGCGTGCGCGTCTTCGGTCGCCGCTTCCGCATGACCGTGCGGCAACTGGTCGAGCGGTTCGGCATCGACGCCGTGAGCCAGGGCGTCCGCACGGCCTGGTACAAGGGCATCACCGAGCAGTGGATCGACGTCGCACACGCGATCACGCCGAGCAGCGACGTCGAGGGCTACTACGGGATGGGCCCGCGCAAGCCCTTCTACGAGTGCTACTGGGAAGAGTGCAGCACCAAGGACCAGGCCGAGCGCGTTGAAGACGTGATGCTCGAGGAGACGCTGCTCTCCGACTTCCCGGTGATCGCTGGCCGCTGGGAACTGACCGGCGACGACGTCTACGGGACCATGAGCCCGGGCATGCTCGCGCTGCCCGACGTGAAGCAACTGCAGGAGATGACCCGCTACGCGAACAACGCGATGGCGGCCGTGGTCAAGCCGCCGCTGCAGCACCCGGCCGGTCTCGCCAACACGCAGATCAGCCTGGTGCCCGGAGACAGCAACGAGGTGGTGAACACCGAGGGCGGTGGGCAGATCAAGCCGATCCTCGACGTGAACCCGCACCTCGGCGACTTGCTGGCCTACATCCAGCAGATCGAGCAGAGGATCGCGACGGCCTTCTACCGCGACCTGTTCCGCATGCTGATCGATGACGCGCGCAACCAGCGCGCGACGGCGACGGAGATCGAGCAGAAGTCGCGCGAGAAGCTCTCGGTGCTGGGTCCGGTGCTGGAGCGCCACAACGACGACGTGTTCGAGCCGGTGATCAGGCTGGTCTACCGGATCCTCAAGCGCGCCAACCTGCTGCCGCCGCCCCCGCCGATCCTCGAGGGTGTGGACTTCGACATCCAGTACATCAGCGAGGTCGCGCTGGCGCAGCGCATGGTCGGCCTGTCCGGCCTCGAGCGGTACGTCGGCTTCGTCACCTCGATGTCGCAGGTAGCGCCGCCGGTCCTCGACAACCTCGACTTCGACAAGATCGCCGAGGAGTACGCGGACATGATCGGCGTCGCGCCGAAGATCCTGCGCGGTCCCGAGGATCGCGCGGGCGTGCGCCAGGCGCGAGCTCAGGCGCAACAGCAGCAGCAGGCGCCGGACGCGCTCGCGAAGACCGCGGGCGCGGTCAAGGATCTCGCGGGCGCGCCCATCAGCAAGGACAACGCACTCGGGCAGCTGACGGGGCTGCTCAACGAGGCCTCACCCACATGATCGCCACCAATCCGGCCTGCAACAACATCGCGGCCACGACCATCGTGGACGGCTCGGCCAACTGGTCAACCGGCGTGACCGCGCTGGCCTTCGTGGTCGGGAGCCGGCCGTGGAAGGGCATCTACTTCATCTACACGGGCGACCACCCCATCGAGATCAGCATCGACGGGTCCACGACGTTCATGCAGTTCCCCGGCACGGTGGGCACGGGCTCGGCCGCCGGGACGCTCGGCTACCAGACGCAGTCCTACGACCTGACCGCGAACCGGCTCTTCCTGAACCACACCATCCTCTGCAAGCGCCTGCAGGGCGGCACGACGCCGACCGTGGGCGTGCTGATCACCGGGGCGCTGCGATGAGCCACATCGGCGGCAAGCCCAGCAACGTCACCGACGGCCTGAGCGCGTCTGCTGCCGCGCACGCCCTCGGCGCGCTGTACCGCCACAGCATCGGCGGCGTCAACACCGGCACGGTGACCAACGGCACGGCCGTGGCCGTGATCGGCAGCCTCACCGCCGGCGTCGGCATGGTGCCGGACGCGGCGTGCCACCTCACGAAGATGACGCTCTGCTACCAGGGCGCCAACGGCAACGTGAGCGGCACGGTGACGGCGCGCTGGACGCTGTTCAAGAACGCGAACAGCGGCACGACCAATCGCATCTTCCAGTCCACGTCGCAGGCGATCACGACCGGCACCGGCTACGGCCCGTTCATCCTCACCTCGGTCATCGACGCTGGCATGAACGCCTTCAACGGCACCACCGACTACTTCGTGCTGATCGTGGAGGCCACCATCGCCACGTCGGTGTCGTTGAGCCAGTGCAACGTGAACATCATCGGCACTTACGACTGATCCCAGAGGACCGCCACCATGCCCACCGTCCAGCCGTCGTTCCTTGCCGACTCGCAGAACCACACCGTGGACGCGGCCGGCTACGCCACCGGCTACATCGGTGTGCGGTACATCCCGAACGACCACCAGGCGACGGGCGCTCCGACGACGCTGGGCGGCGAGCGCATGGCCTTCTACTACCCCGGCGACGGCACGAACAGCGCGGACAACGCGCGGCGGTGCGGCTGGCCGGACGGCGTCTTCGGGTTG